CTAATCGACGATGTCCTAGATTCTTTATTAATTCAGTAAACCTAGATATTGAGAATCTTTGAGAAAGACTTGCCTCCATTGTGACGTCAACAAAATTATTATTGAATATCTTACCTAATTCAGTTAAATTTAGGTCAAGTAATTCAGTCACATCAAACTTTAGATGTTTCGGTGAAAGTGTGTTAGGGACGAATTTTTCTTTTATTTTTGTGTTAGAAAGATCTAGCACATAAAAGCCTTTTTCATTGCCTCTATCCCCACGGTCCATTTCAAATGGAGTTCCAACATAAAGAACATTACCGCTTTCCTGACGTATATGAATGTGGCCTGAGTAGATTCTCTTGAATCCTTTAATATCTTCTTGTTCTAGTCCATGTTCAAGCTTAGTTGCTTTATTCAAGCTAAAGCCTTTAAAGTCAGTGTGACAAAATACATAGTCAGATGAAGAGTTTTTAGAGATAACGTCTTTTAAAGAATCTAGATTTTCTATCCAAGGTAACATTAAAAAATTATGATTGCCCATCTTTAACTGAGCAGGTTTATCAAATATATGAAAGTTGTCAAAAATCCTATCAAATCCCTCTAAGGAATGAGTATCTGTTCTATCTTTGTAGTAAACATCATGATTTCCAAGTATGACATAAACTCCTTTCTTAAACTTTTTAGCGAAGGTCTCAGCAATCTTTATGGAAAGCTTATAGATTCGAGTATTAGTAGATTCTCGTACGTGATTCCAGTCTCCAACTTGAACTAGGATGTCGGTTGCTGGATCAAAGCCTTCTTCGTCTACTTGATTAAGGAAAAAGTTTATTAAATAGTCTTGTTGTATTTCTGACCATTCTAATGAGTTGTTTCTTAAACCTAGATGTAGGTCTCCGAGTACAAATATTTTCCTAACTTTTTCTAATATCATAGTTGATTAGCTAACTTGTCCAAGTCTATTACTCTAAGTATGCTTTTAAGTTTAGCTAAGGCTTCATCTAATTCAGTAGGGGTAGTAAATGAATACGTTTGAGTCGTAACACCAGATGATACTATTAAATCGGTACCTGGTGAGCCGATTGCCTCTATACTGTATACATTATCTAGATTCAAGTAAATAGAACCAGTCGAGTGAGTTAGCTTGATAAAAGTCATATTAGTGTATCTTTTTTTTTTGCATTTTGCCGTCTAAGAAATTGTATTTTTTATCTAATTCAATTAACAATAACTCTTGAGCATCGGTGTCTAGGGAATCAAATATCTTCTTGTAATCAAAACCTGAAAAAGAAGAAATTGCTTCTAAGACATAAATTGGGCTATAGAAGCTGGTTGTGCCTTTTGATTTATCTAAAGAATTATGAATCTTATTAAAGATTACACTTATTTCTTCCTTAGCAAACTTGTTTTTAAAGGTTAGTGATTCATCTATTTTATGAAAAACTTTGTTATTTAAAAAATCGTCGCTTTTTATAAAATCAAATATTCCATCTAAAATAAACTTAGCTTCTAAATTCTCTTCATATTCATAGACGTCCTTTAAGTAAGAGTCAGAATAGTCGGCTACTACCGATATTTTTTTAGAAAACTCATATTCTTCGGTTTCTTTTAGACCTTCACCAGTATTATACCGATTGTTAAATATTTTATCTTCTTTGTGTATTAACTCATCTGAGTCGTTTACGTTTTCGTTTGTTTCTTCATCATTTGACATTAAAATTAATTATTTTTATATTGATGCAAAAAGAGAGTCATAATCTTCTTCTAAGTTAACAACTGTGCTGTTTTGCTCTTCTATTTTTTTATCTATTTCTTGATATTCTGTGCGAAGTTCATCTGCCATTCTAGTTACTTCTTCATCGTCGCTATAGAACTCGCTGTTTATTCCAGACTCTTCAGTGAGTCTAAAAAAGTCCTTTTGCATACTAAAAAACTTATAGCTTTCTTCATACCCATTATCTCGATTAGCTATCACTTTTATCTTCATTCTGCTTTCTAATGGACTCCGCATTAGTCCAAAAAGAGAATCTACTGTGTGTATTAGACCAAAGGATTCAGCAACTGACTCCATACCTAAATCAAAGTTATCTACGTCCTCTCTTCGTATTTGAGTTGCGCTGATAATACACCATTCATTTCTCATTGCTACACCTCTAAGCTCTTCAGAAATAGCCTTTATTTTTTCATAAAGTCCATTTTGATCCTTAATTGGTCTAAGTAAGTTTAGGTAATCAACTACTATTACTTTAAACTTCTTGTTCATCTTCTGTTCAAGTCGTAAGAAATAGTTTTCTATATCAATAGCAGTAGCTCCACCAGTTGGAAACTCCTTAACTATTAATTCGCCTATCGTTCTACCGCTGTCCTTAAGTGCTTGAATTTTATTTTGAATTAGCTTAGTTGCATTTTCATCTGTAATTTTAGCATAGTCTTCGCCGGGTATATTCAGGATATTTGAACCTATCCTTTTCATGTATGCACGATCAGCAAGCTCAACAGTTACTAAACCAGTAACGTTTCCAGTCAAAAAGGATCGAGCTGCTATATTACCTAGAACCATTGACTTACCTACTTTAGGTCGACCTTGGAAAACTACTAATGCTTTTGAATTCCAACCGCCTCCTTGAACTTTATCTAAAAAACTAAAACCTGTCGGGCTTCCGCTTTTAGAAATTTGAATATGAGAATCAGGATTAAAGAAATTAAGACCAGTGTCTCCACTTGAAAAATTGATCGCTAATTTATTACTAATATCGTTTCTTACTTTTTGTGAAATCTGATCAATATTGTCTGGATCAATGGCAGTAGTCTTTAAATATGTGAAAAGATCAGCAACAGTCAAGTTAAGGTTTCTAAGAAGTATAAAAGACCTTACGTACTTATAGAGATAATCATAATTACACTCACTTAGTGAAAATGCATATAGGTCTTCAAACTCTGCTTCTGAAACTGAATAGTTAAGTAGTTCTAAGTAGGTTCTTAATTCTTTTGGATTTGGTATCTTTTCATATTCTTTAAAAAACTTAAGAGCAGCTTTGAAAGATTCTTGGCGTATATCATCGTTAAAATAACTAGGCCTAAGCATCGGCATTAGTTCTTCTTTTCTTAGCGAGTCGTGACTACTTGGCTTAATATCATTAACATCATTTCTGGTGTTAAGTACAAAGTTCCAAACCATTTTCTCTAACGAGTCAATATTTTCAGTGAAATCAATCATTTATTTGATAAAAGTGTTTTAGTGCGTTTTTTGTAAAAAATATAGACTCCCCTTTTGATATTAATAATTCGTCCTTTAATAAAGCCTTTAGATATTGAACTATCTCTTCCTTAAAAGTTTCATCTTTAATTCTGTCACTAAATACGTACTTTAGTGATTTAGAAGAAAATTTAAAAGAACCCATATCAAGATCCTTTGCTTTAGTTGCATATACTCTAATTAAATATTGAGATATCTCAAATATAGGATAATACTTATCTCTCATGGAATCTTCTCCATGTAAACCAAGATAATATTTTATAGGTAGGTCTTCTCTAAGCAGCATCGTCGTCATCTTCATCAGTAAGATTTGATAACTCATCGTTCTCTAGAAGATCGATCTCAGCTTGAGTTTCTGGAAATTTAAAAGTTGGTTTGATTACTTTTGCATCAAGTTCTTTTAAAACATCATTTGTGAATAATTTACCAGTAAAGAAATCCTTTAATGGAACTAATTCACCGCTATGTCGAATGACGTAGCTTTTTCCTAGCTTCTTAGGTAAAAAATAAAATTTCTCTCCACCTACCTCAAACTCAGAACAAATAGACTGTTCGTCTGCTTTTAGTTTTAAGTATTCCTTTTCAGTAAGTTTATTACCTCGACCTGCTCCGCAGTTTTCCCAACTAACAAATTGTTCTAGTCCAACATATTGATTCATTCCTTTATGGAAAGAAATGTGGAACTCTATATCAATAGGTTTTGCAAGACGGTTTTTTCTGGTTTTAGATCGAACTATAATTCCAGTTGTGGTCTTGGCTTCGTCTCTTAAAGTACCTTTACTTAACATAAGGATGATTGATGCAGAGAATTCTGGACCTCCGCCACCAGACATACCTTTTGGTGTGTACTGATCCATTGAAGCATATGTGTGATTGGTAAAAATGAAAGGAACTTTTAGGTTAGAAAGATCTAAAGTAAAAGACTTAAACATTGCTCTTAGTTCTTTAGAGCGAAGTCCCATGTCTGCTGCATTCTTACCTGCATCCATGTCTCTCTTACTTTTATCAGTATCTAACATGCCTACTGAATCTACTACGATCGCTGCCTTTAAGCCGGTCGTCTCTTTCATAGTATCAATAAAGTCATTTATAAAGAATTTAACTTCGCTAATTAGACCTATTCGTAAATATTTTAATTTTTCAAGATCTACTCCAAACTTTTCATAGTCGGATCGATCGATTGCTCCCTCAGTATCTATGTAAAATACAAAATAATCTTTCTTTTGTAGTTCCCTAACTGCATTTAAGCATAGAAAAGTTTTACCTGATCCTGAATCTCCAGCAATACCGATACTTCTAGTGTTTGGATAGCCTCCAAATAATGAACCTGATAGCTGAGCATTAAGTAAGTAGTTTCCAGTTGGGATATATTCATCTATATCTGAAAAACCCATTAAAGTAACTTTAGACTTTACTTTTTTCTCTAATATGTCATTGAATTTGTTAAACGCTGAAATTGCGTCTTTTGAACTTGCCATAGTTTTTTATTTTCTTTTACTATAGAAACTATAAATAGTTCTATTCTGAGATATAAGAAAGAAGTAAAAGAGTGCAGGCAAGTACTAAGGAATCGGTGATTTCACCGTTCATTACTCTACTTAATCTAGTCTTGTCTAGTGAGTGCTTATTCGTAGAATTAGAAAGAGTAAAACCAGTAGGGTCTTCTGAATATGGGTTTAGATTAACTGCGTATGCATGATAAGTCTTTTGAAATGGAGCTCCGTGTTGTACTTTACCTATGTAATAGATGTCGTTGGGCTCTACTTTTTTTAATCCTAATTCAACTTCCATACAAGAGATTAGAGAGTCATGATAAGTATCAAACTCATCAGGAACAAGAGTCTTAGTGATACACTTTTTATTTGGTGAGTCCAAAATATGATCGTAAAATCCATGAAGATATATGTTTTTAATTTGGCCACTCTCATTTGTATCAAATGGAATTATGCAAATTGAATCACTTTGAGCAACGACTCTCCTAAAATCTCCAGCTTCTCCTTTGAAGCTTACGACTTTGTACTTATCGTCTACATAATCTTCTTTTCTTATTACGTGTTCTTTATTCATGAATTTCGGTAAAATTTATACCGCTCGGCGTAGTTTGTTTTTCTTCAAAAAGCTTGGCGATAGATTCTTTGACTACTGTTTTATTTATCACTCTAAAAACATAGTCGGTGAGTTCGTCCATAAATTTATTCTTGTCTTTAGCATTTGAATAAAGCATAGCTAAAAAATTCTGATCAGGAAGCTTAACAGTAACGCCTAAACCTATTTCACGGTCCTCAGAGTCAAACATTTCAAACATGCTGGCAACTTGCTGAGTCGGTTGAGCCTGATTACCATTTTGAGTAAACGATTGAGGATTATTAGTAGAAACAGGTTGAACTTTAGGCTTATTTACTGGTCGAGCAGGACCAGCAATAGATTCTACTTCAGCTCTACTTAACGGCTGCATGTCCTCAGTCAACATAAAAAGAGAAGAATTTAGGTGCTCAGTATCTATTGAAGAGCCATCATCAAAGATAGCAAAAAAACGATTACCTTTAGGTTCTATTTTTTTACAGTGAACTACCTTTCCAAGTAGTTCAGGTCGAGGTGTTTTTATCCATTGGAACTTTTGACCACCAAAGTTCTCCATTAACTGAATGAGTCTTTCTTCGTTAAACATAATATTGTTATTATTTTTTTTATTGCTCAAATAATTCTTCCATAGTGGAAGCATTTTTAGTCTTTTCAATAGCTTTTTGAAAATCATCTTCAATAAATTTTTCTTGAGTTCCATCAGTTACTGTTGTTAAACCAAATGTAGAAAATGGACGAGCTGCAACTGGTGTAGATAAAACTTCTGCTGCTCGAGCTTCGCTTTTTAAACCTTCTAACTTCTTTCTAATGTCCTTTATGTGTTGAACAGAGGGTTTGTTTTTACAGGCATCAAGAAGGCCTTCTAACCAATTTGTAAATCTTTCATTTGAATTCATACTATATTTTATTTTTTTAAATTTTTAATGTTTTTTATCTCGCCTTGAGTTTTTATCCGCTCGTTGTATAACTTAGTTAATATAGATCGAGCAACAGAATCAGTTTTTCCGCTAAATGCTGTGTTATTTTTAGTGTGTATATCTTTTTCATCAAGTTTGATTTCGTCTAACTTTCCAATATATGTATCTGGAGATATATTAAACTGTATCTGTATGTTAGGATACATTGATGAAAAGTCATAGCACGCAATTGCACCATAATATCCTGGAACAGGGTCCTTTACGTATGCACCCTCATATGTAGCATTAATGTCATTTGTTTCTCCCCAAGGAAGCTTCATCATTTTTAAGTTCTTGTTTAGAAACTCTCGACACATAAGGACCTCAGCTATGTAAACTGGACTAAATACTTTGTTGATTTCTACTTGTGCAACATTTGCCATTGAAAAGGCAACGTCTAAAATAGAAAGCTTGTCCTCTATCAACTTAACTAAGATAACGTCGATTACGTTGTACATAGTAAACAAATAAACATCTTTTTGAAATTCCATAAAGGAGTCATATTTGTGTTTAAGTTTAGCTGTTCCTAAAACTAGTCCTGAAATATAGTCTAGTTTATAGTTTTCAATTACTTTGTACGGTTTAAGTTTTTCAAAGACTTGCATGTAATCTAAAACACCTAGGTGAGTAGGAACCTTTACTTTTGAAAAAGTAGTTTTAGTTGGCATGTTTTCTACTGGATCAATATTGATATTTTTTGCTCTATTCATTAGGTATTTCCAGTCAAATTCAGTAACATTCCAGCCCGTAACAAAAGAAAGGTGAGGCATGACTTTGTGAAAAAAGAATTCCATCAGCTCTTTCTCAGTAGTAAAAAACTTATATTTGATCTTAAAGTCTTGTTCAAATAGGCTAGCATCTTCTGGTTTAAGAGGTACTGTCTTTTTAAAATATTCATTAACTTCTTTTTCCATTCTATCTATTTGACTTTGATCCAATCCATCAGGTTGATCTTCAGCAGTTAACATAGATAGTATATAAGTTACATTGTCTTCATTACAAAAAGATATTAGACCTACTGGCATTTTAGCTTTTTCTGGTTCTGGAAAGGAATCATCTATCAACTTAATCTCAATATCAAGATAAGTCTTCTTAGGATAGTTATCAAAATTATAAATGAGCTCAGTTTCTTCAGGTGTAAACTTTTCTTTAATTAGCTCCTGTATTCTAAATTGATTGACCCACTGCCCTTGTGTTGAGCTCTTCTTTATGTACTTGCCATTCCAATTTCTAGTAGTAGTTGGCGACGTTGACTCTACCCAATTAAATACTTCATGGTCAACTAACCGTTTTTTAATAAAATCAATCTTTCCTTTATCATTATAATAAGAGATCATTAATTGGTTGTCATGAGTTACTTCAGAACCTACTATCATACTTTTGGTTTAAACATTTCATTAACGTGTCCACAACTAGAGCAAACAATTACTGGTATAGGAACTATCGAGTCTTGATCAGAGCCAGTCATAAATCTAGAAACTTTTTTAATCATTAATTTTTCTTCAAACGTAGTACTTTTACACTCATCACATTCTAGATAAGGGACCTCAGCAAGGTTTACGTTTAATTTTTGTTTTTCGTTTTCCATTTTTTTAATTTTTTAATAGCCTCGAGCTTGACGATCTATGTTTTCTTTATTTTTTGCCATGTACATGTTATACATTTCTTGCGGCGTCATCCCAATTGAGATAGCCATATTCATGAAAAAGTGTAGAATGTCTATTATTTCAAATTTACACTCAAGTTGATCACGTTCAGTTAGATCAGAAAATTTTAAGTTATCATACTTAATATAGTCTTTTTTCCAATACTTCCAAACTGCACTTCCGCCGCCGTCTTCTATTCCGCCTAGTGCATCAGTTGCTTCATGAATCTCATCCAATAATGCATGAGTGTTTGAGTGCCAAAAATGCATAACTTCCCTAAGTGACATTTTAGAAAAATCGTGACCGTAAACATTGGTTTGAGTGTCCCTTTGAAGATTTAAGATATCGCCTAACGTATCACTACTTTTAGTGTAAAGATCAATGATCTCAAGACTAGCACATTGATTATCAGTATTTGCCATTTTATAATATTTGATATATTATACTGCTAAATAGATTAAGGATCTAGTAAATTTATCGCTTTTTAGAATTTAGCTATGCCTAGATAGATAAATAATTAAAAATATTTTAAAAGAAATGGCAGAACCAAGAGTAAACTTAAACAATTATAAGTCTAGTGGTGTCTATACCATTGAGATAGACGCTAGTGAGAACGTAGTATTGCCTCTTACTACTGGTAGATTAGTGGTTGGATCTAGTAAAGTAGGGCCTTTCAACACAGTTGTGTTAATTAATGATATTCGAACATTAAGAGCAGTATTTGGAGATATTGACCCTAAATTAGAAAAAGCAGGAAGCTTCTTCCATAGAACAATTGAGGTTGCGCTTAGAGAAGGACCAGTTTTTGCATTAAATGTGATACCTTTAGACGCTGAAGAAGATCCATTACTTAATTCTGATCAGTCTTATTATACTACGTTTAATACTGAATCGACTACTAATAACAATAATTCTTTACCTGATCAATGGCCAGCTGTTGATTTCTTTAATAGAAGAAGATTGTGGTTCGCTAGCCCTGACGAATTAAATAAAGTTAAAAACCTTTCTCTAGGAGATGATTATATCAACAATCCTGGAGGATTCGGTAATACTACTGCTACTTCAAACAAAGTATTATCTTTTGTTAATTTAGGAAACTCTAACTCTACTTTATGGACTAGACGAGCAAGCATAACTGGTTATGACATTACTGCAAAAGAGTGGTATTCAACAATAGGCGGAGGAAATTCTATTGAGTTTCCTAATTTCGTTCACCCTGATGATTTTATTTCAGACTATTTTGTTGAGGTGATTGTTATTAATGGAGATTGGTCAAACTACTTAAGATTATCTAAAGATCCAACATACAGTCAGTTCTTTACTGAAGCTGGTCTTAGATCGGACAAATCAGCTGACTTCTTTGCATTAAGAGAAATAAAAGTAATTAGCAGAACAATTGGTTCTTTGATCCCAGGATTTAGAGATCAGTCTGGAAACACAGTCTCTATAGACGCGTTAATGAATAGAGTTTTTGCTAGCACAGGTATACTTTGTGCACTTGATGCAGAAAAACTAGAGCTTATTAACTTAGAGTCTAACTCGTTTGTTGATTCTGATGTTGAAACACATAGAATAGACTTAATTGGTCACGGTTTTGATGAATTAGATTCACAAAATACTCATACTGCAGATGATGGTGGATACGATATAACAGGTTCACCGTTAATTTCAGCGGACGCTACGCCTTTACTTGATGTATTAAGTTACTCTAGACCAGCTGACTATAATTTAATATTTACCATAAACAATAATCCAAGTGTAAATACCTTGAATGAAGTTGACTTCTTAGCTGGATATAATGATTCACCAGCAGCAACTCCAGTTGCGCTAGGAGACACTTATTTAGTTAGCCCTGCAAGCGGTGACGAATATCTTGCAGCTATTGAAGGTAGTAAATTATATCAAGCGTATGCCAAAGGATTCCTAAGAACGGGAGATGAGATGGTGGATGGAACTAATACTTATTACATAAGAACAACTGATAATTTAATTAGTGGAGGATTTAATTATGTAAAAATAGCAACATATCAAGACACAACGTTATTGAATCAAGTTAATACTAATTATTATACTGGTCCAAATTCAGAAGATTATATTAAGATAATACTAGATGATGGTGAAGACTTTAAGAATACTTTTGACTTAACTGACACTGGCTTCTTTACTAGTTATGATGTACAACAGCCTAATAAGATAGTTTTAGGTATTAATACGTTAAATGCTGTTAATAAAGCTAAAATAAATGAATTTATTAAGGTAAATAATTTTATTAAAGCTAAAGTGGTTGGATCAGTAAGACCTCGCTTATTAAAAATAATATCAGTGTCTTCGGTTGAGGAATTAAGTCCGTATACTTTAACTTACACAGTTACAACAATGGCACCTACAGTAGATGATGTTATTGGTCTTGACGTAGATAATCTTGAATTAAAAGTTTATAAAGGCATCTATAATTTTGTAACTGAATTAAAGGGTCAAAACTTAGGTTCTTTTAAAATAAGAGATGCTAGTTTACCTAACGGTACATCAGATAGACAAGCAAGTATATTGAGCTATTTGTTTCAATACACTTCTATTCCAGAAGCACTTGCAAATGGTGAACTTATTGACTTTAGATATGTAGTTGACTCATATGAAGGTGAGATATCACGTAACTCTAAATATTATTTAGCTAAGTTAGCTGCTATGCATGGACAAGCAATGGCATTGTTAAATGCACCGTCTATTAGACAGTTTGAAAAATCAGTTGTTCCTAGTTTTATCAATCCTACAAATAAATTAGTTTCTTCAGAGTACATCTCAACAGGTGGTAACTTATCTTTAAATCCAGAATTTACATTTAAGTTTGCAGAAGAAGACATTAATGGAATTCCACTTTCGTCTTATGCAAATTATACGTTCCCTAACTTGATTGTTAGAAGTGGTTCACGAAACATATCTGTTCCACCAGCTGCTTATATTTCTAACTTGTATGTAAAAAAATTCAAGAACGGAACTCCTTTTTTAATTGTTGCTGGAGGAAAACGAGGAGCAATTAACGATCCTGAATTAGTTGGAATTGAATATGACTTAACTGATTCTGACCGAGATTATTTAGAGCCTGCTGGTTTTAATTTAATTGTAAAGAGAAGAGGATTTGGAACTATTTTATTTTCAAACAATACTGCTTACCAGAGAATCAACTCTGCACTTAATAATGCTCACGTTAGAGACAACTTGTCTACTATTGAAAGAGATATTGAGCGAATTTTGTTTAATTTCTTATTTGACTTTAACGATGAGATTACACGATTAAGAGTTAGAACAATTGTTGAAAACTACCTTGACTCTGTGATAAACGCTAGAGGTATTAGTACATATGAAGTAATATTTGATAACTCAAACAATACAAATGAAGTTATTTCAGCAAATTCAGCAGTACTAGACATAAGAGTAGACTTCCCAAGAGGAATTCAAAAGTTTATTAACCGTATTACTATAACTAGAGTAGGAGGAACATTAAGCTCAGATGCAACCGGATTTATCCCAAGCTTCTAAAAATTATTTAAGAGAGAATGCTATTAAAAGTAGGAAGTACAGGCGATGATGTCGTAAAATTACAGAAAAAGCTAGGAGTTGATCCAGTCGGTACATTCGGTCCAAAAACTGAAGCTGCTGTCAAAGATTGGCAAAAAGCCAATGGACTGACGGCAGATGGTCTAGTAGGAGATGCTACTTGGAAAAAAATGTTTGGTGAAGTTAGTGAATCAGTAACGCCGGTATCGGTTGGTTCAATTAACTTAGAAAAACTTAAGGGTCATATTCCTGATACAGTACTAGCTCAAATACCTGAGATAGTTAAGAAGTTTAACTGTAACACAAATTTAAGACTGGCTCATTTCTTAGCTCAATGCGGACATGAGTCTGGCGGATTTAAAGCGGTTTCTGAGAACCTAAACTATAGCGCAAAAGGCTTGCTTGGTACTTTCCCTAAGTATTTTAATTCGACAACAGCTTCTCAATATGAAAGAAAGCCTGAGATGATTGCATCTAAGGTATATGGAGGAAGAATGGGGAACGGTGCAGAGTCAACCAAAGAAGGTTATAAATTTAGAGGAAGAGGTTATATTCAATTAACGGGTAAATCTAACTATACAAACTTTAGTAAGTTTATTGGAGAAGATACTGTAGGTAATCCTGATCTAGTTGCTAATAAGTATCCTTTAGCATCAGCTGCATTCTTTTTTGATTCAAATAAGCTATGGACAATTTGCGATAAGGGAGCGGATGATGCAACAGTTACTGCAGTAACTAAAAGAGTAAATGGTGGAACTCTTGGACTTGCAGATAGACTTTCTCACTTTAAAGAGTATTACAGTTATTTAAGATAACTTATTTTTCTTCTATTAGTGTAGTCTCTAAAAATTTATCACTTTGATCTTGTAGATACTGTATTCTTTGTAATAAAATATCTTTATCTTCTTTGCTTGTCTGTTTCATATAGGCTTCCTGTTCTTCACATTGCTTTTGCCAAAAACTAACACGCTCTTCCATCATACGATGTTGGTAGTATATCACACCTAACATAAGGATAATCACAAAAGATTGTTCTTTGAGTTTAGCTAAAAAAGTATCGGTAAAGCCTGAAGACATGGTGGTTTTATCTGACATTTATTTTATTTTTTATTCAAACTCTTCAAGAGAGATATCATCAGGGCTATCTAGAATACAAATAAGCTCATTTGCCATAATCATATAATGTTTTTCACCTTTATAGTAGAGCTCCATTCCAGCATATCGGTTGAATAGGACTAGGTCACCTGATTTAACTAACATAGGGTTGTTTGTTGAGCCGTCTCCACAAGCAACAATAGTTCCAACATTTGGCTTCTTAACTGCTTTTTCAGGAAGTAGGATTCCGTGAGTTGTAGATGTCTCTTTATCTCTAGGTTTTACTAAAATTCTTTCGTATAGAGGTTTCATATGGTTGATAATTTATTTTTTAAATTTGTAAATTCTTTATAATTAAAAGTAGTAGTTGAGTATGAAGCAAAGAACTCTTCTAGTGAGTTCCTGATTTCATCTGGGAATACTTGAGTAGAAAGACGAGTTAGTCTAATATTAAAAATTAAGTGTTCCCTGATTTCATCTAATTTATTTGTGTCTGTTGCTTTGGTTATTAAATGAATTTGATTTGTAGTTTCATTAATAAACTCAGTATTAAGTGAGTCTAAACTAGACATAATAGAGTCTCCAAACTTTTCTGATAGGTTTAAAATAACTTTTTGAGACCTAGATGGAGTAAGATTAGTTATTCTTGGGATATTATCTGACTTGTCACCTAAAAAAACTTTAGTTAAGACTTCGTCAATTAAGTCTACTTTATGCTCAACATAATCCTTGTTTTTAAGGTTAGCTATTACTTTTTCGATACTTGATCCACTAATATTGTCCATGCTTAAAGAAAAGAAGTTATCTTCCTCTGTTTCAGCAGACTGTGGAACTAGTTGAGATGGGATAAAAAGCCTCTTGTGTTTTGCCATTTGTTTAGGAACAATTAAAAGAACGTTTTTGTGTGATATGCCAGTCAATTGTTTTAGGTCTTGATCTACTGAATAAATTAGCACATCTTCATTTGTTACTTCACAAAGGTATGCAATTATATCGTCTCCTTCAGTTCCTTTAAATCTATATTGATTAATGCCACACTGATCAACTAGGTGTGGCATTATAACCTGTTGAAAATAATCAAAGAATAAGTATTGAAACTCATCATATTTTCTAGTCCCTTTGTATTTAAACTCTTGGGGAGCTGATGTTGTTTTAAAATCATAGCTCTTAAAGAAGTTGTTAGTATACTCTTTTCTCCAACTTTTAGAATCAAAAACTATATGAACTTCGGTTGGAGGAGTAGAGGTAGCTGATATTAAAGAATTAAGATAAGTAAAACAAAAGTTTCTAAATGAGATTCTTACTTTATCCTTTAACTTAAATCCATCTTCTAATAAGTCTTCAACATAATAAACTTCGCTTATTAACTTGTCTCTTAACGTGACTGATTTAGTCACACTGATTGCAACATTAATAAATGCATTACCGTCTATTATTAGATTCATCTTAGTCTTCTGATTTTTTCTCTTGGTCTGACGAAGTTTTACGCAATGTCCTAATTGCAGCAGCTAATGTCTCTGCCTCAAGTAGACCATACGATCCTTTCTTTTGTGCAAAATTAGCAGACGCTACTAAAACATATACTGCTTGATCTGGAGTAAGGTTATGAATAAATTTTTCATAAGCAGCGTCATCTTTGTAACCGATTATTCCAAATAGTATGTTATTTGGATCATGCTGCTCAACCTGAGCAGCATTATCTGTTTTTTCAATTTCTATATTTGTCTCTTCCATGATTATAGATTTTTAAATAATGAGTCGTATTCGTCATCTTCTGAACCACTAGCATTATCAAAGATTGAGGTTTGCGAGCTAGGCTTAGGTTCACTAGAGAAAACTAATTTCTCTGAAGAATCAGCGGTTGGGTTAGAAGAAGGAGCTGGTGTATTTACGTGTGTATTACCAGATAATTTACTTCTCACTAAGTCATTCATCTTAGTGTCTTTACTTCTTTCTAGAACCATATTAAGGATCTCCCTTTGTGGAATAGCTGCAACAAGAGCTTCAGCTACTCTATTAAAGTCTTCTTCTTTCCATTCTTGGTGATAATATTCATCTAGGGTTGGGCTGTGTTTTGTTAAAAACTCAGTGACTAATTTAACTGATTTTTCGTTATTCTCAACAACTACTTGCTTATCTCCTATTTTAAAAACTAATGGAGTTATTTCGTCCATGAACTTGCACTTACTCCAATCTCTAAATTCTTTAGTCTTTTTACCAACAACACAAAAGAAGTCTTTACCTTCCAATAGATGATATGGATTTACTTTTTTAGATAGTGACATTCCATCGACTTCTTCAGGATTAACTGCTTGATCAATTAGCATATCAATTTGATTTCTAAATTTGAATATTTTAAGATGACCTTCAAGTTCAGGTCGTTGTGGATCTTTTTTAATGTAAACAATAGAATGGTGAGTGTACCATCTAGAAAAACGAGAATCAATGTCTTTAATTAAATCGGGTTCTTCTTTTCTTAGTGATCTTAAAACTGATTCAAGAGTCCATAGGATCGAAGGTTGGCTAACATTTGATGGACAATCAATAATCACTGACTCTTTAGTTAGTGGGTTCCAAAATTTAGCGGAGTACTTTGTGTACTTGCTTTTAGTTTTGTCTAATAAGTAAGGCACGAATCTGAAAACTGACTTATACGAACCGTTGTGTGCGTTCGGGTCTGGGTCATAAACTTTTTCGTCTACTTTTCTACTGTTCGAGGATGCTTTTTGCTTAGAAAAAGTATCTTCTGGTAAATCAAAGAAATCTGTCATAGTAATTTTTTTTATGTTTATTTTTATAATTATACTTAGTTTAAGTTAATAGTTTTACATAACATACAAAAAATGCCTCAAAAGAGGCATTTTTACTAAAATAAAAAAATTAGATTAAGCAGGTGTCTTGGTTGAGTCTACTAGTTGTTGACGTAAGCCTTTAGCTCCTTCTTGAATCTTAGTCATTTCAGACTTAATTGCTGGATGCTTGATCGCTTTGCGAACATCTTGCATTTTTTTCTTAAGTCGATTACCTGCGCTTCTAACACCTTTTACGTAAAACTTTTGAGCATCTTCCTCAGCGGATTCGATGATCTCAAGAATTGGTGAAAAGATTGTTGTTTGTGCGTTGATAATATCAGCTTTTAATTTTTCAAAATCATTCATAATACTTTATTTTTAATATATCTTACTATGATAAAGAAGATAGTTTTAAATAGAATTGATTATATTATCAACGTTTGATGAAAATTTTGCATTTGGATAAAGCTCGATTGCTTTTTTTACCCAAGAAACCATCGTTTTATTAAATTCAGCTCTACTTATATAGTCAGACTTAAGAAACGGCTCTAAGTAATCGTAAAACAATTCATCTAATGGTCTGTCTTCTTCTTGTGAACGAGTATACATCCCTACGACATTAGACTCTATCTCTTCAGGTAGAATAAAATATTTGCTGCTTTTTTTAGAAGCTTTTCTCTCATGTTCAGTAGAAACATGAACATTAGAATGGTCTCTGTTTATACCAGTCTGGTCTAAATGATTGGTCTCATGAGCAAGTGCATCAATTAATTTATAGTAAAGTTTAGAATAGCATATAGGTTCAGTGTTAGGATTGATGATTATATGAATTTCTATTTTAGGTACCAACATATTTGTATGGTTCAGCTTCATTTTAGCATCTAACATATAACCGTTTTCTTCAAAATTTAGTTCTTCCCAAGGAAGACTATTAAAGTGTGAGTCGTGTTTAGGATTAGAGTCAGTATCTCGTCTAACATAAAGAATTAGATCAAAAATAAAAGGTTTGGTAAACTCCATTCCGCTAAAGACTGTGTATTCTCTACTTTTAGACTTTTTAGAATCACGTATCTTATCTATTAACTGATGAGCAGTTGACTTAATAAACTGAAGTTCAGCGTCTTCGCTTTCATTAATGAACTCTATGAATGACATCGCTTTCATTTTTTGAACCTAACAAAAGTAACATTGATTGCATTAGTAGTAGGTTCACCGTCTTGTGTAAATACTACCTCTATTGGAGTATCTTTCTTTCCAAAAACATCAGTAGTTACTGCATTTTTTAATTTTTCTATAAAAGTCATGTCTGAATCAGAGATATTTGAACGAGTGCCTTTTATTATGTTTATTAGGTTTTTTTTCTTTATTTCAAGATCTGGGTCAGTGTGTTTTTGTTTGTCGGTAGAAGTAACATTTGATTTTACCCAAGTATCTAAGTCAACTTCGGTAGTAGAAAAAGTATTATACTCAATAACTACGCTTCCGTCTGGGTATTTTCTACGACGTACTCCTTCATCACTACTGTCTCCAATAAAGGTAAATAAGTATCTCTTAGCTGGAGCAGGAGTAGCACCTGGAGCACCTGGATCTCCAGGCATAGCTGGAATTTCTTGTTCTACTAAATATCGGGTATATGTCTTTAAATACTTCATTTCTTGCTAGCAAAATTGCCGTAATTTTTAAACATGTTGCGATTGATCATTTTAGGTTTAGCTTCTTCGTATTTAGAATTTACCATAAGACCTATTACTACACTATCGTTTTTTTCTATGGTTTTATATCTGATTCCTCTATATAAGAACTCATCATCGTCTTTCAACCTATCGAATTCCTTATCCATTTGTTTAACAAATTCTGGATCTCTATTTTCAAATATAAATTCGCTAAAACTAGGAAGCATGGCAAACGGTTTTTATTATTTATCTAAAAGAGATATAGAATATACTCTATTTAGGAAGCCATCTTAAATATTCGCGTGATGTATTAGCTGAGCGACTACCCGTCGCAAGATAAGCAGTCAATGGTAGCACGAGCAGCAATGTCTCCTCTAAGTACTGATTCTGTTCTCATGTAGTATAGTGTCTTAACTCCTAAGTTATATGCTTCGAGATGAACCTGATTAATAAATTTAGGCTCAGCTTCAGTTGGAAAAGCTAAGTTTAAGGAAACTGCCTGATCAATATATTGCTGTCTGATTCCAGCCTGTCTCACTAATTCAAGTTGATTGATCTCCTTAAAGGTAAGATATACGTTTTTAAGTTGAATATAATTATCTTGTTCAATAAGAGTAAGCTTTGCTCGTTTAGAAGAAGTTATTGGATTTGATGTTTCTCCAAGTTTAACCCAATAGTTATCTAAGCAGTCTAGTCCTTGAACAGAGCCTCCATCTTGTAATATCTGGTTCCAAGTATCATCAGTGTTATATCCAATTTTATCTAAAACCTTTTCTAGAGTAGGGTTCTTACGAATAAAAGTTCCTTTAGCAGTCTGTTCGGTAAAAACGTTTGCTGCCCACGGTTCAATACCAGCAGAAACATTACCTGCAAGCTTTGAATTTGAAACAGTTGGTGCAATTGCTCTTAAGTGAGTGTTTCTCATTCCTGTACCAGCGCACCATAAAGGCTCTCCTAATTCTCTTGCCATATCTCTAGACGCTTGTTCACTCTCAATTTTTAATTGCGAAAATATCTTTCTTGTCTCAAACTGGGCAGTTAATGAATCAAATGGGATATTTTTGTTTTGTAGATAAGTATGCCAGCCCAAGACTCCTAAGCCTAGTGCTCTACCTTTTTGAGCAGATCTGACTGCATTATCAAATCCTCTCATGTATTTTGCTCTTTGAATAAACTCATCAAGAACTCCATCTAAAAACCAAGTAGCTGTGTAAATCAGGTCAGAATCTTTCCACTCCTCATATCTTGCAAGGTTTAGGGAGGAAAGACAGCAGACAAATGAGTGGTTTTCATCAGTATGTAGGGTGATTTCACTGCAGATATTTGTCATATACACCTTAAGTCCATTCTTCTTATATGCTTCTGGATTCTGGCGGTTAATGTTACCTTTATACATGATATATGGTTCTCCAGTAGACTTTCTTTTCTTAAGGACTGCTGTCCAGCGTCTTCGGGCTTCTTTGTCACCTTGATCCAATCTATTCATGAAATCGTCAGAAACTACGACACATTGGTGAAGGCTTAAGCACTGACGATTCATATCTCCTCGTGGCTCTCTGATCTCTAACCAGTCCCAAAAGTCTCCATGTTCAATATCAATATTAACTGATGCAGCTCCTCTTCTGACTGAGCCTTGATTTGTAGCAAGAACAGCTGAATCATATATCTTGCAGAATGGAACTACTCCATCTGATGTTCCATTTTGTGAAATTACTGTACCTGCGGGTCTGATTTGATTTACTCCTATTCCTACTCCTCCGCCATGTTTAGCAAGAAGCATCATTTCTAGATTCTTACTACCTATATCTACTATTGAGTCAGCCACGTCTATTCCAAAACATGAAATAGGTAGACCACGCTCAGTGCCGGTGTTTGAGAAAACAGGTGTTGCTAAGTTTAACCAACCTTTCCACATATAATCAAAAAACTTTGAAGCTAATTCTGGTTTTTTAAGTCGCTTAGCTACAGTAGTAGCAACTCGCCAATAAGCGTCCTTTGGAGTCTCACCTTCAAGTAAGTATCCTCTAGAAACGGTTTTGACGTAAACTTCAGTATTTGCCCAAACTGGGAAGTGTACACCTATTTCCCATCCTAAATGTTCTCCTTGATTAATCTCTGTGTCTTCCATTTTATTTTCTTTAATTTGATTTTAACTAAATAATGAGTCCTCGTCCCAGTTTTCGTTTTCTCCTGCCTTTGCATAGTCAGTAGATCTAATTGCAAAGAAATCAGTATGTGTGTGTCCACCAGTAAGATGATAAAACCAGTCTAAGTTAGATGCAGCAGCCTCATCATAATCGAATATTGATTCATATCCTAATTCTACAAGCTTCTCATTTGCTCTCTTCTTGATAAACTCCTTTAAATCAGTGGCTGTTAGGTTTTCAAGGTCTCCCATTTCAAACATTTTATCAATGAATTTAAGTTCCATTTCCACGATTAACGCAGCTGCTTCTTCTACTTGAACTCTAACACTACTTCCTAGTTCTGGAAAATCTTCGCACATGTGTCTAAAGAGTTGGCAACCCATCTTTGAGTGTAAAGATTCGTCTCGAACTGACCATTTCATCTGTTGACCTACGCCTTTAAGTAAGTTTCTCATTTGAAAAGAATAAAGAACTGCAAATGATGAATAGAGTGATACACCCTCAGCAAATGCGGAAAATATAGCTAGTGATCGTGCAACATCCTTGCGCGCATCAGTTGACTTTGCAAGATCTTCATGGGTATAATCGTTAGTTGTTTTTACTAGGAATTCAAATTTTTCAGCAATAGTAGGCTCATGTAAGAAAGCTTTGAAATCTTCAAGGCCTAGGGTCTCGTTAAGATATGAGTATGCAGTTGCATGGATTGTTTCTTGTGAACCAAACATCATTGCCATTTGTCTTATTTCGTGTTTAGGAAACCACTTAGTAACTAGACCCGTCCAGTAATCTGAGACTGCACATTCAGTTTGAGCAAAACCCAATAAAATATTCCCAACTAGGTTTTTTTCAGCTAGTGTTAATTTTTCATGCCAGTCCTTAACATCTCCTTGCATAGAGATCTCCGTATGTAACCAAAAAGCTTGTGCTTGTTTTAACCAGCCTTCAGTATAGTATACTGGGTATTCAAAAGGCTTATACTCAATTCTTTCTTGGAACATTTTTGATGACATAGTTATTATTTTTTTTAGACAGCACAGCTTTACTATTAGTTATGCTAATTGTTATATTTTTTTATAAGAATTAATCGTTAGATTGATAACTGAATTAAATTCTAAGTTATTTATTTGAGCTAAATTGTAGATGGTCGTAAGTTTAAAAATTACTGAACAAGCTCTTCGGTAAACTCAAATTTTAGGTTCTTGCTGATTGGATCAACTTTTGAAACCTTAACATAAGGATAAAGATTGATGTTCTTTTCAAGATCTGTACGCTTCAATGTAACTTCAAAATTTTCACCGTCTACCTCTATTGATATAGAATTGTTCTTAGAATCAACAGTATACACAAAACTTCTATTTTCAGTTCTATCTCTTAATTTTTGCCAAGCTAATTTTTCAGAGTTAGTGTTTTCAGGAGAAAGCGTAAATACAATTCTATACTGACCTTTTTTAGATGTTATGTCTTTAATATACACGTCTAATTTATCACCGGTTTTAAAGGATGATTTTATTTTTCCATAATCACTAAATTCAGAACTATGAACTAGTCCTGTGAAGTATTCGTCTATTTCAACAAAGATTCCAAAATCATAAGGCTTACTAGTTAAGATTCCAGAATATGGAATATTGAAGTGTAAGTTCTCAATCATAATAGGCATTGAGCTTGTGATGTATTTCTTATGAGAAAGAATAAATAAATCGTTTGATTGATCATAATTATCTACCATAACAAATAAAGTTTTACCTAACATGTCATTAAAGTTATAGACAACATTTGCTGCAGCATGAGAGCCTGGGATAAAGCATTCAACTTCGTTATTGTATAGGGCAAGGTATCCACCTTTTATTAATTTAATAATAGTTACTTCAAACCATGTATTGTTTTTAAGATGATCAAATAAGTCATACTTATAAGAAACTGCAAGTGCTTTTTTCTCAGAACCAAAGTTTTCACCGTGTGCATTTGTTTTATATAG